GCGGCTAACAGTGCAACTAGTGCAGATACCAGTGCTACCAATGCGGCTAACAGTGCAACAGCTAGCGCTAACTCTGCTACTGCTTCTGCTGCAAGTGCGCAAGCTGCTCAAGATGCACTTGATGATGTTCACGGTCTGATTGCCACGCCTATTGGGACTATCTTCCAGTCAGTGTATGTTGATGAATCACTGGATATGGCTAGAGCTTTAACTGGACAGTTAATATCCTCTACTAAGTTTACCGGTTTCAGGTCTTGGTTGAATAAAGTACAGACAGCTATTCCTAATCTGTTCACTACGGAAACAAACTGGCAAGCTGAAAAAGCTCAGTCCAAGTTCGGTCAGGTTGGCAAATTTGTTATTGATGACACAGCTGGTACAATCAGACTTCCTGCTGTTGTTAATCCTCAAGGCTTGCTGAGTTTGTCTGGTATCGGTAATTTGGTGAATGAAAGTTTGCCAAATATTATGGGAAAATTTGGAAGTACTATTGATAATACAAATGAAGGTGCGTTTGCTTTTTTAAATCAAACAGGTACCGCAACATATAGAAACACTGGTGAGGCAACTTACAATCATTTATTTGATGCTTCTTTGAGTTCTTCCACCTACCAAACTGGTGCTCCAGTTCAACAGGAAGCAATTCAATATCCGTACTATATCCAAGTAGCTACTGGTATCGAAGAAACATTACCTGCTATTAGGGAGTATGAAATCAATACTCCGTTCTTCTTTGGGCAGTCTCAGTATTTTGAAGTCGCTCCATACAACGCTTCTTGGTTAGCAAGCAATGGACAGTATAATTCAAGCACTGTATATCCTGATATGTACACTCAGCTGAATAGTGTTGAATTGAATAGCTCACTGAATGTTGGTGATACGATTGAGATTAGTGGCAAGACTTATGTCAAACGCGGATTGCCTGTTGTATTGTCCACTGGTACGATTACCGACTATGATTTCGTTGTCAACCAGAATGACCAGACGTTCAGATTACCGTTGTTGAATGGGAATAGGGTTTTGGTGAAGAAGTATGTAAACGGAAATGCTTGGTATAATTTGTATTCTGACGGTTGGCTAGAACAAGGTGGAAAAGGAAAAGCAGATACATTTACCATAAATTTTCTAAAAGCCTTTAAAGATGAAAGCTATACAATAATTACATCTTGTAGCACAGGTTCTTCTGATAGAGCTGTTAGAACAATGCCCTCTGTTCTAGGACAAGTAACATCTTCGTCTTGTGCTCTTCAGGCTTGTCCTTCTTATAGTGGTACATTTTTTTGGTGGTTTGCTTGTGGGTATGCTGCAGTACCAACACAATCAGATTTTACAGAAGTTTCTGGACTGTACTACTACGTCGGCGAAACAGTCCAAGACGCAAGCCTTATAAATGCAGGTGCTGTTCTGGGGCAGTTGAGCAACAAAGCTGATATTGACGCCAGCAATTTTACACCAACTGGTAAGTCAACAATCAGCGGCTTAGGTTTTCTTGACACAACCAAATTTGACAATAATATCATTAACATGACGGTTACAAATGTAAAGCAGACTTATATCGCACCAGCTAACGGTCACATATATATTGTCAATGAGACATCTACTCCGATTGTGGTTTATGGGACAAACTGCGGTTCACTAAGAATTGGCATGTCGGCAGGTGCCGTCAGGCAAGGCAGTGTATCAATACAGAAGGGTGGGATAGCGTATATACTTACGCAAGGAGGTACCGCTACTTTGACTCAAGCAACATTTTATTACGCAAAGGGAGAAGTGTAATGTTTTATGTTTTGATTAAGGACGGAAAAATTAAGCATTATCGCAAGATTCTTGCTGATTTGATGCGTGATTGTGAAATAAACGGGATTGAATACTCAGAAATTGTCGAAGTCGAAAAAGAGCCCGTTTTTGTAAATGGGAATTTTTATTTTGCGGGCGAAGCGCCGGCGGAGGAATATTCTGCTGAATTAGCCGCTGAAGTCCGTGCTGTTCGTAATCAGTATCTTGCCGAAACAGACAAATATATGATTCCCGATTTTCCTGTCACAGAGGAAGAACGCCAACAGTACAAAGATTATCGTGTGTACCTTCGTAACTATCCTGAAACAGAAGGTTGGTATGAACATAACCCATTGACTTTTGAGGAATGGAAACAGCAGGAAGAACCGTTGGAACAAGCAGAACCCGTAAATCAGGAAGAGGAGAACAAGAATGAATGATCCCGTCAACCACCCGCCGCACTACACTGACCGCGTTCCTGGAATTGAGTGTATCGATGTTGTGGAGAACTTCAATTTTAATCGCGGCGGGGCTATCAAATACATCTGGCGTGCCGGTATGAAAGACCCGACAAAGGAAATCGAGGACTTGAAAAAGGCGCGGTGGCTGCTGGATAGGGAAATCCAGCGACTGGAAAACAGTAAGAAGGATAAAGTTAATGTTAGATGGACAGCTAATTGATTGGTGGAACCTGCATAGGATAGCTATTATGTTTATAATCATCGGCGCTTTCTGGCGCCGGTGGTTTGGCGGTGGCCTTGGCAGGTTAGGAGATGTTACACGGTTCTGGAAATATCTCCTGCTATTCCAACTGGTTCTTGGAATGTTCTATTACCTGAACCTGCTAACGTTTACTGAATGGCGAGTGTATGGAGTTATGATAGCGTTCGCCATTCATTGGGCTCTGAGTCACGGGGACTATTACCAAGTCCTGGACAAAGGGAAAGATGAAGGCAGAGTAAAGTGGATTGACTGGGTATTGAGGAGGCTGTACGGTGAAAATGGGTATTACAACTTCAAGGGTAATGTTACGGGACTGGTGTTGCGCTATACTAGTACTGCTTGTCTGGTTGCCGTTTGCCTGCCTAACGCTTGGTTTATTCTCGCTGGTCCTGCTACTGCACTGTGTTATGCTGTTATGTGCAAGTTACCACGTCCGCAGGACAGGGCGGAGTACCTTAGCGGAGCGGTGAATTTCGGTCTGCTGTACTATTGCATAGGAGGATAGCGATGACAAGAAAGAACTACTTTAAGCAGGAAGAAGAATGGTGTCCGTGCTGCCACAGTGGCGGGTTGTTGCCGGACTTCCGTGACAAACTGAACAAGGCGCGGGAGATTGCCGGCATACCGTTCGTGCTGAACTCCGCCTTCCGGTGTATGGAACACAACAAGGACGTCGGTGGTAGCTGTACCAGTTCCCACTTGGTTGGTTGTGCAGCGGATATCAAGTGCACTGATAGCCGTAGCCGGTGGCTAATTGTACAGGCACTGATAACGGTTGGCTTTAACCGCATTGGTATTGCTAAGTCCTTTATTCACGTGGACGATGATATGACAAAAGAACCTAATTTGATATGGGAGTATTAAAGATGAGTGAAGAAAAGAAAGAACCTGAACAGTTAGAGCTTCCGCTGGAGTTTCCTGAAGGACACGATGAGGAGGCCAATGGTGTTAGACTGGCAGATGAAGAACGCCAAGAGTGTGAACAGTGGACGCGGGTCATGGGATACTTCCGGCCAGTGGACGATTTCAACATCGGGAAGAAACAGGAGTTCAAGGACAGGAAGTATTTCTCGCAGGACAAGGCCAAGAAATATTTAGAGCAATAATCAGCAAGCCCTATGAAATTACATTGTATTTTACTTTTAGGTGAGGTAGAATATAATTAGTTTCATAGGGATTATTGTATAAGGAGATTAGTATGCAGTTTGACGGCACGATTAACGCGGGCAATCTGTTAGAAGCCGTTATATTTCTGTGGGGGCTGGTTATTTACTTTGCTCGGCAGGACAAGAAAATAACTATGCTTAGTGCTAGTATTGACAGTGTGAAGCAAGACATTGCCAGACTGGAAGCTAAGCAGGACAAGTATAGCCACCTACAAGAACGCACGATAGCATTGGAGCAGAGATGCTTAAGCAACGGACACAGAATAGACGGCTTGGAGAAGCAATTAGACGAAAGAATCAGAATCAACTAAATAGTTGGATTGATAATGGCATTGGAATGGCTGATGGACATTGGACGTTAGTTGTAGTAGGACGTTTTTATGTGCTGTATCCATGCCTAATAGAAGGAGTTACAAATGGACCAATGGGTTACAAACGAGATGCTGGCCCTGCTAATTTGCTGGGCAGTTGGAATAATAACGGGCAAACTTGAACAACAAACACAGTTGGCGAAGCAGGAACGATTACCACGGCAAGGCGACACTAGCAAAGATAGTGAAACTGCACTGCAGCCTGTACTGCAGCATACGTCCGTACTGGATAGACTAGCGAACGCACAGGCTGTACGGAACGAGGACAGTGCATTGATTGAAGCGTTCAGGATAGTTGCTCAAGAACGAATGAAAGGGACACGAAATGGCAAACAATAACATAATGGACATAGTAGCATTGATGAAAAGCTTTGATGATGATGTTAATTTATCCAGAGGCGTTTTAAACATTAACAATGATCAGGCGAAATCCTTGAACGAAATTTACGCTGCTTACAACGCTATGCGGGAAGCACAGGAAAGCGTTTCACCCCGCACACGCGATTGGCTTAAAGAGAACTATGGCATAGTTGGTGAAACCAATGACGAGATTCAGGAACAGCTTGCTGTGCTAAAAGAGCTCGGGCAGGGCAAGTCAAAAGGAATGGAAATGTTAAAGGGTGCCAGTGCTGGTGCTGACATTGGTTCTAAGATAGCTCAGATGCTGCCTGAAACTAAGGAAACACTGGTGGCTGGCCCGCGTGGCTTTGGTGTTGTTAGCCGGAGATAGGAGGTTTAAATGGGATTTTTATCTAAAACAAAAACTCAAGTAAAAGATACTCTTGACCCGAAAAGCTTGGCCGGTCTGACAAGTGCAATCCACAATAAAGGTAACTATACCGGTGCCAATATGGCCAACGAACAGAACACTCTTCAGGCACTGCTGGACAGGTACGAGAGCGGTGAACTGGACAGTATACTGCAGGAACGGGTTGCACAGCAATCGGCCGAGGCGCAGAACAGAATGCTTGGCCAAGCTGCTACTAAAGCTGGAAGTGCTTTTAATACTGCGGCTCAGGCAGCTGCACAGAAAGCCACGGCAAGTGCACTGTCAGAAATTAACGTTAACGCTGAACAGGCACGGCAACAGTACCTTACCAACTTACTCGACCAGTACGGGAATCAGACGGCAGATTATATGAACCTGCTGAACACTCTGAGCGGCTCTAAGATAGTAACGCAGAAAACTAAAAAGGGCTGGGGCGGAGCAGCGTTAACTGCCACTGGTGCAATTGTCGGGGCTATGGTCGGAGGACCAGCAGGTGCGTCGGTAGGGGCTAGTTTAGGCAGCGCTGCTGGCAGTCAGGTATAGGAGGCTAGTATGGAAAATGATAATGATAGAGCGGTTTTTGCGGGCGCCAATAAAGTTATGTCACTGGTTAATCGTATGCAGCAAATGAAACAGTATGCAGCTGACCAGGCACGCAAGGCCGAAGAGCAGGAACTACTGAAAAAGAAAACGCAACAGCCCGATGTCAGTAGCAATACGGATACTCGTGGCCTGATAGTTAGCGGGCTCGGTTTGCTAGCTCGGTTTGTCGGGCAGGAAATTGACCGCACGGCACAAAACGCCCAAGAGCAGCAGGCTAAACAGCAAATGCAGGTTAACCAAGCCAAGACAGAACAGGTTGTCGATATCAATGGTGCTGATCAGCAGGTAACTGGCACTAGCATTGCTTCGCCCACGCAAGAACAGGTTTCAAATGCCATCGGTTTTCGTAAGAACAGATCGCTGGACTTAAATATGGTACAGGAAATGATACCTGCAAAGGGCACGCAGCTTGAAGCAGACCGTGATAAGGTTATGTTTAAGTTTATGAAAGGTGTACAAGCTCCTCTTGGCGATGCCCCCAGTACAGAGAAGACGGACAAGAGTTACTCCCGTGCTGCAGAATACCTGGAAAAAACGTGGAACGATAGAGAAACCAAGTATGGAAACAATCCTCTTCGTCAGCGCTTTTATGACATTTTTGTGGCTCCGGGGCGTAATACTAACATTAACCAAGCCATTGCTTTGTACCAGCAGGCCAATCAGCAGTACCAAAACGAAGCGCAGCTGTATGAGGAAAAGCTGAAGTATAACGAGGGAATGCTCAAACAGTACACTGCTGGCAAGAGCGCGTATTTCGAAAATGCTATGCACAATACGCAGTTAGCTAGAGATGATGCACCTTCCGCTCCGGCCGGGTATACTGCCCAAGCCGTTGGTGCTAGGTTTAACCAGATGTCACAAAAACGCTGGGAAGAGGCACATAAACGCGGCGATGAGTTGTACAAGAAGTTTGCAGATGGGCTTGCCATCGGCCAGGAAGGGGCTAAAAACCTAGCCGCACAGCTTGTTAATGACGGCGATAACGGTACGATTTTGCTGTCCGATATGGGTAACCTGCTTGGGCAGTTGGTAGAGCACGATGATAACTTCGACTCTGCCACGCACCAGCTTGTTGACAATTTGGCCGGGCAGGGGTTCAATAAAGCAGCTCAGGACGTTATGAAAATCGTTGCTAATAACGATACATTGAAGCAACGTCTGTACGCTGTAAACGAGGCTAATCGTGCTGGTGTTGGCGGCAAAGGAGAGTGGCGTTTTTGGAAGGCTTCTTTTACTCCGCAGATGATTTCAGATGTTTGCAAGGCACTGGAAGAATTTGACGGCTATAAAAGTCTTGAAGCTATGTATACCAGAAGTCTAGCTCAAGAGCAGCAAAGCAAAACCGTGCAGTTTGTTGAGGCTAATGACTATGTAGCTAGCACGTTAGGCTATCAGGAAAGAGCAGAGTTTAAGAGCTCATTAAACAACAATATTGTAATAGTTGACAAGCAGGTTGACCAGCGCACTGAAAAGTGCAAGAAAATCATTGACGATCCGCGTTCGACTCCCGAAGAAAAGTATTATGCATACGTTTCTATGACGGGTAGTCCTGAACGTGTTCCCGACGAGATTACAGCTGATATGCTGATGACAGCACCGCTTAGAGAAATGGCCCTGCCGTTTAATCAAATGGTAGCTAAGGAAGCCTTGGTGAAAACACAGAATATGCTTCTACCGATGCTTAGCAATAGTAGCATACAGAATGCATCTGAGTCTGTCCTGTCGGATCTGCTTATGAAACTGGTTGATGCAGATGCAAGTTTTAGGCAACAGGCTATGACCAGCTTTAAGGTTGATAGTGTGGCTAAAATATCGTCGGCTATAAACGGCTTGAAGGACTCGGAACTGCAGGAACGCGTGTTCCAGTTAAAGCATTCCCGCGAGTTCAAGCAGGCAGTTATGAACCTGATGCGTAATGCTGTGCAAACTGCAACTATTACTGACAGTGCAGGTAGAGTTGTTAATACGAACGGTAATACCGGTCTGGCTATTGTTGACAACTACGTCCGCAAAATGCTTGAACAGGAAATGTTACAATCTCGTATTAACAATATTCCACTTGAGCCTGCATCGTTTACTGCAGCGTTGAAAGCCAGGATTAACAGGCAGATGTCTAACAATATCTTTTACAGTGTTATAAAGTTTGACCAAAGTAAGATTGATAAAATGGTCGAACAACATTGGGATAGTACCTCTGCCAAGATTACTGCAGCTATGCAACAGGCACAAAATAATGCTGTGGCCGGTGCAATTGCAGCTAAGCAAAAATAGGAGACCAAAATGGAACTTAATGGAAAGAGTGAATTCGATGGGTACGTTCCGTACCAAGAAGACAATGCTATTAGTTTCGATGATTACGTTCCCTCCCAGTTGGTGGCTGATGCCATCAACGAGGGGCGGACGCAGCAAATGGAACATGACGTTGTTCAACAGTATCCTCTTGCTGGCAAAGCTATCGAAGCCGGTAAGGAAGCCACCGACAAGACCGCACTGGAAAACTTCGTGGACGAACACTGGCCTCTGCGCTGGGCTAAGAACATTGGCTCCTTTGGTGGGGCACCGGAAGCTATGACAGAAGCTGCACTCGATGTGGCAGCTGCCGTGCCATATGCGGCTGGTAAAGCGTTCGGAAGAACCGTTGACTATGCGGCTAAAGGTGCCAACCTATTGCTTCCCGGCGACCCCATCGAGGCTGACTGGGAACAGTCGTTCGAGGAAGGCCTGCAGGAAACTGGGCTGGGACGTGCAATAAAGAGTGGCGGGGACAAAGCTCCCGTTTTCTCTGACTTTGCCGCTGATATCCCTGCGATGCTTTCTCTTAATGCAATCGGAACTGGAGTGGCTGGTAAGGCGTTAAGCGGACTTGGGAAGCTTGTAATGGCTGAGAAGTCTAGCAATGCACTTGTCGGCCTGCTGTCCACTAAATTTGCGCAGTACGCCCCGAAGATGAAAGATGCACTGCGTAACAGTGACTTCTTTAAGGCGGTGGTTAACCCGAAAACAGTTGGCGCGGCTGCACTGGAAGGTAGCTGGGGCACTTATCTCGGCTCGTTTACGGGTGCACTGACGAGGAACATTGCAGGGGACGTGGCGTCCAGTCCTACGTGGTATTACAAAGACCGTCCGGGTGACGAGAATTACCAGCAGAAGAACGGTCTTATTGCCACTAACTTCTGGTGGAATGCTGTGTTTTCAGTTGGCTCGCCTATGTTCATTGCAGGCAAGCATGCGTTTAACCGCATTATGCAGAGTGCTGAGAACACCAAAGAATTCCGCAATGTTGTTAACAGGCTGGACGCAGCCGGCGGCCATATGACTACGCCCATCAAAAATAAGCAGGTAGATACGATGCGGGACTTCCGGACGTATATGGAATTTGAACGTGAGATTACTGCGCCGATCATAGCTGGAACTAAGACGGCTAAAGAGCAGTTTCAAAACAGTCCGCTTGTAACACAGGAAAGTATGATGGCTAACATTCTTGTCGGCAAGATTAAAAAATTGTTTGGCTGGGGCGCGGACGTCAACATCGATGCTAGCTACGCCAACAAGAAACGGTTGGCTATGTCCGGCAAGTTGACCGATGAGGAACTGGCAAAGCAAAGCTTCTGGGAGCAGCTGGAAGATATATTCGGAACCAGCATCAGCGACACGTATCACGAAATCGCTATTATCAATCCCAGTGCTACACGTATTCCTTCTGATGCCAGCAAGGTTTACGGCAAGGCTAAAACCCTTAAAGGTTGGCTGGATAACAAACTGGTTGAAACTGATGGCAAGACGTGGACGGTTACGCAATCAGGGCAAAATGCTGGGCTGGTAATGCTCAACCCTACCGGCAAGGTATCTGACTTGCGTATTGTTAAAGGTATGGCTACTAGAGCGCCTGTTTCCTTTGAGGACATAATCGGAGCTAAGATTGCAACTGAAAAGTCCGTTCTGAATAAGAGCGCTGCTACCAGTTTCATTCTCGGTGAGGTTGACGATGCAGGCCGGTTGGTCAACGTTACGATGCCGGAATTTACTGGAGGAATTAGCCCGTCCTTAGCGGAGGTCATTAAGGTTCTCGGCGCGGGCGATACAAAGAAAGTCGGTTCCAGAGGACTGTTCCAGTCCTTGTCGCGAGCAATGCGCTACAATCCGGAGGGTAAGGCTATTATTGAACTCGGCAAGAAGGCTAACATTGTTTCACTGCAACTGGAAAAGAAAGCTGCCGATCGTATGCCCGCATGGCACAAAGCTATGACAAGCAAGAACAACGAGGGCTTTAACGAGTTCTTTGAAGTGTACTCGCCGTTGCGCAATAAAGGGTACGAGGCACTGGACATTGTACTGGACGAAGCGGACGGTAACTGGAAAGTTATCCTCGACCCGAATAGCCAACACAACATAAAGAAGCTGACCGAACTGTACGGGGAAGACAAGGTAGATGCAATGCTGGAAACTGCTCGCGGTAGCAATCCATCTCCAATCTACATGCCGTCTATGCGCGATAAGAATGCGGTGGCTGCTGTGGCAAATGGAACTGTTGGTGCGGAACTGCTGGTGGAATGGAAAAACATGCAGGAACAGTTATATGCTGCTTTCCTTCATTCCAACAAAATTTACGATATGGGTAGGGTGTACAGGAAATACCATACTCAGGTTGTAGACGAACCAGGCGAGAACCTGTGGCGTTTCTACCGGAAAGAAGGAAAGACTAATGAACTTGTCGGTACCTTCCGTACTAAACAGGACGCAGAAAAGGCACTGGAGGCTTTTAACGAAGCTCATACCGTCGACGGCGTTCCCATTGTCGAGACCACACCAGTTATGCGCGGTGCTGAAGGCTTACAGCTGTCAGTTAAACCCGGCGAGGACCCTCGTTTGCTACAAACCTTGCGCGGACGTGCTACAGAGGGTTCTCCTCGTGGACGTTGGCAGGGCGACCTGTACGATCAAGGATTCGAAGCGGGCGTTGAAATCTATCAGGGCGTTCTTGCCGAGGTTCGTGGAGCGTTCCGGGAAAACCTCCGTGCCAGTTACAGTAAAGTGCTGGACAGCCTGAATGTTACAGGACGTGAGGCTACATCGGAGTATCTTGATATGATGCTCGGCAAACCTCCGAAAGTTGAGATTGTGAAGAAGCTGGATAACGCGATTGACTCAATTATTGACTTTACCTACAACAATACTTTCCGGAAGTGGAAGGAAGTTAAAGCCGATGACCTGTACAAAGCGTCTCCCGTCCAGCTTCGCAATCGTGGCAGAACATTCTTTAACAATACTGCTAAGAACATCTCTTTAGCAATGTACTCGGCAGGTAACCTGTCCGCGGCAACTGTCAATATGGTAAGTATGATACAGAACTTGCCCACTGCTGTTGAGTGGTATAATAAGTTCCCTAACGAAACCAAGGATATGTGGCTGTTGCGTACTGGGCTGAAGACACTGGGCAAGGAAGGTGCTGAGTTTGCAAGTGACACTGCAATCGGAGTTAGCTTCCTCAAGAATATGACCAAACCGGAATACGTCAATAAGCTGTACAAGATGGCAGAAGAAACTGGCGTCATGACGAACGAACTGAAAGAACTGAAGTTTGCTCTCGACCCTGTTGCTAAGGCCAACCAGTGGAAGTTAACTAAGCTTGCGGAATGGTCGTCCGGTCCAGTGTTCAAGACGGAAGAGTGGTCTAGGCTTGCAGCTTTTGGAACCGGTTACGAGCTTGCTGTAAAGCGGTTCGGTCTGGACGATAAGTTTGCCAAGCAGTTTGCAGCTAACTTTGTGGACGTGGCGATGGGTGGTTACAATTTGTTCGACCGTCCAGGAATCACGAACAGTTTGGCAATGAAGCACCTTACAATGTTCACTACTTACACGTACAATATGTTCACGAGAATATTCGATATGCTGGAAGGTGGCAACATTAGCGGAGCTGCTAAAGCGCAAATGCTAACTGCGGTAATGTTTGGCCCGAAAGCGGTTCCGGGAATGAAGCAGTGGATACAGATGCACGGTCTGGAGGACGAAACATCTGTGTCTGTACTTGGTGATATGGGACTGAGCGGTTACAGTGGGCTGGTACTGAACGGCATGCTGGACTTTGATGCTGTTGCTCTTACACGCGGCTTCCAAGAACCGTTGCTGCTGTCTGCTATAACTGACACGATGCGTATGATTGGCGACATTGCAGGTAGCATTTCAGCCTCTGGAACTATTGACATGCAATACGTAATGGAGTCTATCAATGCTAGCTTCCCGGCCGTTATGGCCAGACGTCTTGCACAGTTCGCTCTTGGAGGTAAGTACACTATGAACCATAGTCAGCTTACTGCCGAAAAGGAAAGCATAGCGGAGGAAATACTGCAACGTGCACGGTTACTGTCCGGCTTTAGCAGTACGCAGGAACGGCTGTATGGCAATATGGAACGGTTCAAAGACCAGAAGGACGTAGCAAGACAGGAAGCTATCAAGACTATCCGTATGAGTATGCTAGCTGCAGAACGCGGAGATGGTACTCCTGAAGCGCTGTTTGAGAAACTGTTCCGGGTATACGGCGGGGATATGAAACAGGCATCTGCCACTTTCATCGACGTCCTGACCAAGTCCAAGAGTAGCAGGCAGGATCGGTTCTTGATGGAGATGCTAAAGAAGAGCAAACTGGATAGCACTACGGAGTTCTTGCTAAACGCTATGACAAAAAGCAGCGAGCTCAAGTGATACAAGTACATAAAAGGCACAGAAAAAGGCGGAGTAGAAATACCCCGCCTTCTTTGTTATTGCTTGCCTTTAGCCTTTGTTTTGCTTTTGCCTTCGTCATTGTCATCGTCCAGCACATCTTTAACTGCACTGGTAACCTTGCCGGCTTTCTCTACACCGTCTACTATCTTCTTCTTATTCGATCTGGCAATAGCTGTAGAAGCTCGTACAAAGTCCGGTGACAGGTAATCGTAAAAATAGTACAGTTTAGCAACCAGCTTGTCGTCCTTCTCGGACGGAGTTTTCTTTACAATCCAGTCCAGTACCGGACGGAAGATGGCTAGGACGATGAAAAATACACCGACCCAGCTACATACCTCCATTACGGCAGGGTAGGTAGCAGCTAAATAGTTAATAATTTGTTCCATTGTTTTCTCCTTTGTTGGTTGTGATGATTGTAGTACTAGGATTAAAATGGGCACTGTTCATATAGGGCGTTATTGATGTTAATGCTTTCTATGGTTTCGGGCGTGTCCTTTTCAGTGTCATAGTAGACAGGATAGTACAGAGCACAGAAACTGTTACTCTTTAGGTTTATTCCTGTCATATTTGTCCTGCAGCAACTGGTAACTAGCAGGATTGTTAGTAACAGCCCTAGCTGAGTTAAGAGCTTTGACAGTGCCTTCGAGCTGCGATACTTTGTTTCGTTCATATTCCAGTGTCCTTTCAGTTTTAGCCAATGTATTTCGGTTCTTGTTGTAAAGCGTCAGTAGCAAGACGTTCAATAATATGCTCAAGATGAGCACGCTGTTTCCTAAGTTTTGCATCTGTCCTTCCCCTCTTAATAAGCTTTTTACGTTCTTTCTGGTGGCTCAAGACAATGGATTCCCACGGTGTCATACACTTATTGTACACCCTGCCCAAGATTGTGTTGTAGTTTAGATTGAACAAACGGCAATAATCAATCAAAGGAATCGTATCATCACGGTACCCGTACAGTTTCATGTTAATAGTATAACACTCTTTAGGGTTTCCTAGTGCCAGCATTGCACGGTTAATCCGTTCGATAGAACACATCTGTCCGTTTTTCAACATTTCCATTGCCGTGTTTATTCGCCGTACCTTCTCGCAGTACAGCTGCCACAATTGGGTGGTATCAATAACTGTCGGGAAAGCTGGCTCATCAAGATTTATCAGTTCCATTGTTTGGTTCCTCCACTGTTTCATCTAATATAACAACCTGCCTTGACTTCTGGCGGTAGTTCGGATTGTATGCCAGAACGTAGTCGTTATGTTCCGGACTCCACGTTTCCAGTATCTTCTTCTGGACAATCATATCGGTCAGGAATATTTCGAAGTCCTTGCTGTACAGGAAGCTTGCGCACCGTGCACGGTACAAGGACTTCTTCATTACCTCTTCCCTGCGTAACAGGTCAATGCACTTCTGCCGGCCAGTTGCAATCTTGCTGTTTCCGAACTCGCCCAGTGCATCGGATAACTTGGACTCTATCCGTTCCAACAAAGCATTAGCGTCCTCGATATCGTGCTCGGTTATCCTTATACGGTTCTCGTACAGTGCAAGGTTAGCTGCAATGCGGTGCATATGGATATGCCGCAGTTCACTGTATTGTTGCAGGCGGCTGTCATCATCGAGTGTCTGGTGCTGGTCTTTATAATAGGTCGCGCCCAGCAGCTTTGCCTCAGCCGTGATAACCAGTTCCTCTGCACTTTCCTGCACCCATTCCAACTGTTTCAGAATGTCCATATAGACGTTCATCGGTGACTTGGACGGGTAGGGGTTCTTGTTCTTCGGTCTTTCCTCTAACGCTATCAGGAAGTGGGCAAGGCTACAAATACCGATATAGTTATCGGGGAAGCAGTCCATCAACCCGACCTGCGTCATGCACGAGAAGATGTTCAGGTACGGATTGTTCAGTGTAATCGGGCCGTGTCCTGCGGACAGCTTGTAGTTCTTGCACTTCCACATTGCTTGCAGGTAACTGAAGAAGTCGTGCTGGTTAGTGTAGGCGAACGCCACGAAATCGTCCCCGACATAGGCTTTAGAGTGCACGCTTTCGTTATCGGAATTGCTATCGTAACGGATCGTCAGCCCGTCACCCTTAGCCTGCCGACTGGAACTGCCAAAGAACGAGTCAATGTCCCGTGCGTTCTTGCTGGACTTCGATGATACAAACGGAATAACGTCATTATCCAGCATTGCTAACGGATCGTCTATCCCGTCCGTGGAATTGTTCGAGAGCATTGCTAACTGCAGCCCCAGAACTTTGCGCTGTCCCAAGTTATCTGGCAGGTAGTTGTTGTAGTTCAGCCCTTCCAATATGAAGCGAGTAAAGTTCACGGCTTGGTGAGCCTTCAGGTTCGGATTGCCACACAGGATAATGAATAGGTTCAACGGAATTTTCTCGTTGCCGAGATACATATAGTTCCGTCCCTGATTGATAATGCTGGTGGCTTCAAGCAGCGCCAGATACGTAAAGCTGGCCGGACATTCGAAGTCCTTGCAGAAAGCATCGGCGTGCTTGAACAGTAGGTTATGATATGTCATTATTAACTCCTAAAATAAAAGGGTGGTAACCTGCTAGCTACCACCCTACGTAGGACTATGATAAACTAGGGTTACTAGTCAACGTCGACCAAAGCGTCCAGCAAATTCGCCAAACGAATCTTTTCGTCAGACGTCAGCTTGGATACCAACGGTTCTTTAACAGGTGTATCTTCAGGTGACAGTTTGTTGACACCGTCAACAACGACGACACCCATCGCCTGTTTCAGCTTCGGAAGACGTGCAGCAATCGTAGTGTCTGTTGAGTCCCAGACGTTATACGGATTGCCTTTAACAGCAGTTACCTGCTCTTCATAAAATGCAGCCATAGCTACCTCCATCTAGTTATTGTTGCAGACAGACAACCAGACAGGGATAGTATAGCATATTTCCTGCCCATTGTCAAGCTTTTTCTACTGTAAATTTTTGGTAATCGGAACACGGAACGGAATCACAACAGCTTCAACCTTATCCGGTTCCGGTTCCTCCTCTTTGCACTTGGCTTCCTCGATCATAGCTGCCATCGCCGTGCGGTACGCTTCTTCAAACAACTTGCGTAACTGCTTATCCTCTAACATAGCTGCGGCCATAATTTCCAGCATCTTGTCCCTGTCCCCAATGCCTCCCGAAATTACACCATGTTCAGGATTCTTTGGGTCAACGGCTATAAGCAGAATTGCCGGCGTGGACTGAATAATGTCGGTAGCGTTCTGACGGAATTCTGCAATCTGTTCCTCTACCGGTTTGGTGATGTCAAGTGTACGGTTAACTTTGTCTGTCATTTTCAAACCTCCTGTGCTTGCTGTTCTGTACCGCTATCTTTCACGTAGTGGTAGTGTATTGTTCTGCCCCACTGAAACCACCCTTGTGTTATGCGGTCTACTACAATATGGTATCCATTGCGATACAGGGAACCGTTCACTTTTCTGCACCACTCTCCTTCGATCAGCTCCTCGTTCCTGTACTGCGTCTTGTATTTGTAAATCTTGGGTTTATCGTGGCTTGCCATCTTCAATCTCCTCTAATACTTTCTGTGCCCATTCTCCTCCGTCCTCGTCAATCTCTGACAAGCTGGCACTGCCGAAATCAGTATAGCAATCAGAGTTGGCGTAAAACTTCAAGGCTTCAACTGCTCTATCTAGCTTATACTGTAACGCACCGTTTTCATGTTCCAGTTTTTCCGAATAGGCACGCAGCTCCACGTTGGCTATCTCTTTCAGATCGGCTAGAGACATCATTACAACGTACTTTCCTAGTGTTCCTATTTCGCAGCTACTATTCATTTGCCGTGCCAACTCTGACTGCATCTGAATACTGTCTTGTGCAATCCCTTCTTGCGGGTATATACTGTTACTGTTCGTCATCTCCAAAATACTCCTGAATTATTTTTGCTATTTCTTCCACATCTTTGCATTCTAGATCATCTATGGCCCACCCTTTGTCCCAGTTATATACTTTGTCTACTACCTCGTGTATCTGGGCTAGTGCTAAGCGTGATCTAGCAATGTCGATTTGAAGTTTACGTATAAGCATATCTTGTTCGTTACTCATAACTATTCTCCCTTTCTTCTTTGTAGTGGAACAATGGGCGAACATTATTCTCTGCAATAAACTGTTCCATTTCTTGTTCCGTGTAAAAGGTTTCGATATGTTGCTCTCCACCAGTTTCGTAAATAAGAACATACCCACAATCGTCTAGTCCTGCCTTTATTATGCTCTCAATCTTGATTAACGCATCTAAGCATAAATCAATATCGTCGGCCTTTGTGTCTTTGTCAAAGAGATCAACTATTACCGTTCGTATTGCTCCAAGTTTCTGCTTCAATTTAAGGTTCTCTTTCTCAAGGTCATATATTTCTTCAGATGCATAGTAACTCATAGTCCACACTCCATCAAGCTATCTTCCCAATCCTCGGCCGGTTTGAGGTTGAAAGCATTTAGCAACCAATTTTCACCAGTTGAATACCACTGATCTTTACCACAAGTTATTTTTCCATCGTTAGAACACCAAGCCCAGCCAAGTTCTGGTGAATAGCACACCTTACCTTTCTTCAGCAAAGGCAACAGGGCTTGAATGTCAATCGGTTCGCCTCTGGTATTATCTCTTGTTGCGGTTACATAGTTTTGAAATCTTTTGGAGAACGTAAAGAATGATTTTTCAGAAGGAAAACCTAATTCATAAACTCCAACAAAAGGAGCACTATCTTTATCTGGAAGAGGAACTCCTAACGGAATTTCCTGTTTCCTCCGTTCCAGCTCTTCCGTGTATTTCTTCAAAGCATTAGCAGTCCGTTCGCGTTCTGCCCTGATAGCTTCAATCTTTGCAGACAGTTCGTCCGTTGTATATTCGTTAATTGCTTTGGTCATTTTCTTTCTCCCTCATTTGGTCGTGCCACTGTTCGTGGCAATCATAGGATTCTTCCCTCCACTTATCATCTGCAGTTAAGTAGAATAGGATTTTAGCGGTGATATGTGCGTGCTGGTAGTCCTCCATTACGAGCATATCTTTGAATAAATCCCTAAGTTCTTCAACAGCCTCCAAAAATAACTGCGCTTCTTCCTCGCGACTTCTAATTAACATTGTCATTGTTGGCCTTCTTCTTCTTTTTCTTGTGCACCCAAAACTTATACTTTCCGCAACCTAAGCAACATCGTAGGAAAACTGGAATTGATTTCTTCCTAGGAAAAATGTGTTCAAAGTGCGTAGAGCCACAAATAGGGCACTTAAATTTTCCATCACGCATATCAGCCTCCTTTAGTATCAGGTTTGAACAGTTCAGTTTCAGTTGCAACTGAGAACGTTCGTGTTGTTCCATATAAGTCCGTAACCGTTATCGGTTCTTCCATCATCTTCGCAATCCTCTTGACCTCCTCCTCGCCAACTGCAAAGCCGTCCATAGCATCGTGCACCTGTGCGAAGATATAACTACGCGGACGTAACGGCTGGCGGAAGAACTTCAACAAAAACTGATTGCTATTGCTACTTGTCCCTGCCTGCCCGTATTGCGCCACTGTACCTGAACGGGTAGAGAACCAGTTAGCCGGTTTCAGTAACTGCCGCGTCCACTTGCCAACCTTTATCAGTCGGTGTGGATTACGGAGCAATGCTACCACCGCATCTTTGTGCCAGTCTGTCAGGCCGGGATACTGATCGTAGAACAGTTGCTGCAGCTTACCTGCGAACTCTATCTTATCGTCCAAGCTGGCGTGCGACAAGTCCCTGCCAAGATGGTGTGCAGCTTCGACCACGGCCGGCTCGCCCATGTGTGTGAACATTGTATATGCCCCCATCATGTACTTGCAGCCGTGGCCAATGGACTTGGTAATCTTGCGCAGTGCACCTGCCACGTGGTTCGGGTCTTTCTTGTGTGCCATCAGTTCCTCGTACGGTTGCTGGAATATCAGACTGGCGTGTTTCATATGCAAGTCCAAGTCCGTCCGGACAACGTTCTCTATCATAGGTTTACAGCCCGAATAGAATGCAACGAAGTAATCGTCCGAGTGACTGTAATCGATGCTGTACCGCACGTAGCCCTCCGGAATTTTGATGCACTTCCACAGGCCAGGCGGCAGGTTCAGATGATATGCACCGCAATGTAGGTTGTGATCTTTACCACCGTATCTACAAGTAACGGTCGAGGCAATGGACGGGTGGTAGAGCAGGACTTTGACGTTCTTATCCGTGTGGCTACAGACTAACAGGTTGGGCTTGGACAGGTAGTTACTGATAACCTTGCTGTACCACCGATAGTCCACGAGAGTCTGCAGTTTCTCCCTATGCTGTGGGTTCTGCTCCATCAGGAACTTGATAGCGGTTTTATCAGTCGGGTATCTATCGAGGTCTGGTGGTATTGCCGGAGCCTTAGCCGTGCTTTCTGTCAACTCCGTGTCCGTCACGAACATACTGTCATCGAAATCAGCCAGCGGATCGTAGGACATGCTAGCAGGTGCAGACTTGACTTTGCCCTTCTTCTCCTTCTCGGCTTTCAGTCTAATCCCGACCGGCAAAGGCATACCAAGCTTGACATAGAAGAAGTACTGCAGCTCAGCAACGGAGTTGGGATTGAACAGCTGATCGCCTGACCAGTCCCGCAACTTGTTGAGCAGTTCTTCCCGCGTGGCTACGATCTCATCTACCCACTTGTTAAACTTGTTCATGTCAATAGGCATGCCGGCATATCCCATGAACATACCGACACGGATCTGCAGAAAGTGAACAAGGCAGTAGTTCTCTACCGCCCACGGCTTGCTCTTCATCTCGTTCAGCATAGCCTTGCATATCCGTGCCGTGTAGTATGTATCCTTGGCACAGTATTTATAATATACCAAGCGTCCCTCTGGGGTAGCCGGCACGCCGTGGCCCTCCGTATCATCGTCAATATCTTCTGTGCTGTTCGCACCGCTGATGCCCTCTATGCCGTGGATTTCAGACTTCCAGAAAATGTAGCTGGGAAGCATCGTCGAGGCACAGTAGGCCAACGAGTGCAAGGCATCAGGGTTCAGTGCGTGTTGCATCAAGAAGGTATCGAACAAGATATTCCGGACGGGGATACGGTACCGTAGCAGGACATCGCAATCGTAACTGGCATTGTGCGCTATCTTCGGGACGTCCAGTGAACATATCCAGCTCATAGCATCGTGGTGCCAGACGTAATCGTGAACGCCCATTGCAATGCAGTAACTAAGCAGCGTCCCGTCCGTGTACACTAGGGTGAACCCGAAAGCGGAAATGAACGTTGGATACCCTGCAGTTTCGATATCGAAGGCTATAGCTGTTATACTGGAGCTGTCCCTGATAATCTTCTGCTGTACCTCGTACCATTCTTCCTTCTTCGAGATAAGTTGATAGTGGAACGTTTCTTCAAACGGTTGGTAAACGAACTCTCCGGACGCGAACCTTACTGCCTTGTACAAATCGTTGGCGAACGCGTAGTAGTTCGAGATAAACAGCTTTTCCTGAGAATCGTCCTTCGGATTCGAGATAAGGAGCAGCTTCATAATGTTAACTGCCGGCTCCGTGATAAGGGTTATCTTGTTACCGTTCGTGCCGGTAATCTGGAATATGCTACCACGGGACTTGTTCTGTTTATCCTGAAAACGTTTACTGTCACCTAACAATTTCTTGCAGACCGACGAACTGAACACGAGCACGACCGCGTCCCACTTAACTGTTTCGATTGTAGTGACGCACGAAATGTTAATGTATGATACACCCGACAGCTGGCGGTAGTACTCGGACTCAGCCACGTTGTAGATGATGCGCATTAACTGCGGCTTGCTCATCTCGTGCTGGTCATACAAGGCATAGATAGGCATCTTTTGATTGTTCATATTACATTCTCCTGAAGAGTTTATAGAGGGCATCTGACATTTTACGGAGGCTCTCCATTGTATTCCACTTTTCGGCGGCCAGTTCCGATGTGGTGAAGCAGCCAAGCGAAGCATATAGGGTTAGCTCGTCATCAAAGTCTAGCTCGTCCTGAATAGCTTCCTCTATCACCTGCACCGGAACATCTTCCCGAAACGACAGCCGGTCCGTGTTGGCAAGTACTAATGCTACCCTCAACCTGTGTGTTACTAAATAACTGTCCTTGTCTTGCAGGAACTGTACTAGGTACGGGTGGTAGTAGTGCTTGAACGGATACCCCGGCTGTCCGTATATGTAACTAGGATTAGTGGTGGTAAACTCCATTGGCAACTTCCTTCCACATTCCCTTTGCAGACCGTTCCTTGTTAACGGCAAATTTTTTCTCCAGAGCGTTGATAATCTCAACGGAGTTCTTGCCGAAGAACGGACGGTGGTTGTAGCAACAGTCACGGAAATGCTTCAAGATGCAATAACCGACAACTGAGTGGCGAATGTTCAGCCCGCAAGCCACCACTATCACATCGGCAATCTCACTGGTCTTGCCGCTTTCCTGATATTCCAGTTCTTCTTCCTTGAGCTTTTCCATCTGGCCTTCGACTGTGGCGTGCGGGAATGTTTCGGCGTGCCACTTTTCGATTTCAGCTATCAGGTCATTGGCACGGTCACCCTGCGTAATGTCCCTGCCGAGAACGGCCTTGATGTTGCGATGGATACGTGAACGGTCTTTGGCAGTCTGCTTGGCGGGGACTACAATCCAGTCCCGTTCTTCCATTTCTGCCGGCGGCAGTTCCTTTTCCAGACCTTCGGTAGGGGTATATCCGAGTCGGTCTTGTTCACGGTAAGCTTTACGAGTTACTTGATCGCCTTCCTTGAGTCCCAGTTTAGCGGCAGCATAAGCGGTTTTAAAAAACATAATTAACTTTCTCCTTCCAATAAAAATTCCAGTCCGGATAAATAACGCGGCATACGAACCAAGCCTGTGTTAGACTTGCCGGACTGTACGTCCATATACCGTATCTTAATCTCCTTGCCAATCACATCTTCGGCACGGTTCCACATTGCAGTGCGCAGTTCATTGGAACAGCTAGCCGTGACCCTAATACGTGTGCCAGTTGATAACCCTTTAGGACCTTTTAACCTGCACACGAAATAGCCAGCCAGCGGTTTGTCATTGCCGTGCATATCTTCCATCGGCAATACCTGTTCCACTACCACTTCCATCTCGGCTTGCAGCTTGTACTTATAACTGCCATCTAACCGTTTCCCGAACTGGTAGACGGAGTTGGACGGTTTCAGTACGAAGCCCTCGAACACCACACCCTGCAGGTCTGCCCACTGTTTAGCCAGCGAGTAGCTATCCTCGAACGACACGTGCTTCCACGACGGGACGTTAATGATAGCCGGAGTGTTCCTCGCCAGCCTGCTATCTAACTGTTCCTGCCGGTTGTCATTCTCAACCACGTCAAAGATGAACAGCCGGAGCTTGTCATAGTTGACGGTGGTATGAATGGAATGGGCGATGCCTGACGTAGCCGCACAGTCATTATCGTATATCAGTTCGCAGTCAATGAAGCGGTTCTTTTCCGCACCGTTCAGAACTTTCAGTATCCATTCTTCCAGTTCCCTACGTAACGGTTTATTCCCTCTGGTTCTAACTTCCGTATATTCATTGCTGAAACCGTCCGTGTAGTTGTAGACCACAACCCTGATACCGTCCAGTTTTGGCTGGGCTATCAGCCCCCTTAACCTGTCGAGCTGTGCTTCCGTTACCTTCGTGTTGCGAATGAGCATGGGTTCTAATATCATTGGATCCTCCAAGTGTAATTGGCGACAAAGAAAAGAAAAGGCAGGGAGTTGTTACACTGCCCTGCCTCTATTCTCTGTCAACTAGGGTAGTGTTGATTAGCGGTTCAAAGCCCGCAATGTGTTGGTGGAAATGTAGGCATAGCCCATCTTGTCTTCCTTGACCATGCAATCGAATTCCTTGCCAACAACGTCGCCTGCAATAACTTCCGATGAACTGTAATCGTCCAGTGTAATGCCGCAATCGCGCATCAAACCTTTGATGTATGACAAGATACGATCATCGGGTTCTTCCGGACGGTTGTTAATGCGCATGTGCACCAACTGTCCTTTGCACGACGCTTCGGAAATATCTTCCGACAAGCAGTTAATAACCTGACAGGTAAAGTCTGCACAGACAATACGGAACGGCTGACCCTTTTTGGACGTGCCGGTTTTTTCCTGCAGTTTCATTTCTTTAATTACTACGTGGTAGCCATACCCCGGCGTGATGCCCAACGATGCTGCCTCAACTTCACCTGTTGCTGTAACTGCTAAATCTCTTGTTTCCATTGTAAATACTCCTATTTAAGTGTCTGGTTAATGTGGTTTACTTTGAACTAAGGTTAACGTTAACATTAGTCTTTGCCGTCAATGCACTAGCTTTGTTTACAAACTCTTGCATCTCATCGCCCATTGCAAAGTGGAATGCTTTGCTGGGCTCGAAACTGGCCGGCTTCTCCAGCTTCAATTCTGATAATAGCATAGAAAAGGTATAGCTGTCAAGAGGTTTTTTCATCTTGTTCACTAAGCCTCCGCCCAAAGAGGACGTGGTATCTATGTTACCATCTTTGAACCGTGCAACCAAATTGAACTGGGCTGCAAGATTCTGCCCGTGCGGCTTTGTTACCGAGATTGGATAGGTCAAGCCTGTTTCCGTATACTCATGGGCGAGTACAACTTTGGTCGGAACTTTACAGGCCTTAATAATATCCAGCGCGGCGTTGGCCTCGCGGACGAATACGTTATACTGCGGCTGTGTAATATAGTCGTCAGTTGTGTAGTCGAACGAGTAATGTTTGTTGTCCTTCCCTGCGTAGCACTGGTTACAGAACACTGACCAGCTATCTAATACCAATACATCTCGTGGGCCAGCCTGCTTCAAATCCACCCTGCAGTATTCGTGCGACGGGTCGAGTTGGGCTGTGGCTTTGCGCTTGTCCGTACAGTCCCAGATGAAGGGAGTTGTATAGGCATTGCGCAATGCGCGCAGGAACGGGATAACCGGGTTGACAACCTGTTCCCCGTCCCAGTTCAGCGGTATAACTTGGATATTGCCAACGTTCTTGTGCCGTGTGGCAGGGAACAGGTTGTTCTCCAAGTCTAGGACGGTGATACTGTAATTGCTATTGCACGGTTCCAACGCCCACGTGGTCTTACCTGCTTTGGGCACGCCGTAGAACAGCGCAAAGATATTTGGTGTTGACGAAATCTTCATAGGACTAATACTCCTCTAATGTCGTAATCTGTTTTGCCTGTTTCAAGGTAGGCGTAACGGTAAGTGTCCGGTAACGACAGGGCTTCCCGCACGGCTATCTCGCACTGGTGATTGTTACACTGGTCGCAGAAATAGCACTGCCTGTTGAACCGCGTGCAGGAACCGCTGTGCGGTGGGAAGTAGTTAGCACGGAAGCAGGACTGCAGGGAGGTAGTATAGAATGCCAAGTACCTGCGGGCATCTTCTATACTATCCGCCGTTATCCTGTGCCGTTCAAACGCAACTTCCCCGAACGTGTTATCCAGCTTAATGATAATGTACTGGTAGTCAATATCAGTCGGCTGGATACCAAGAGCGTTAGACAGGACGATAGCGTAGATGCAGGCCTGCAACGATTTTTGGTACTGCAACTGCGCCAAGTGAATGTCCTTTGTCGTGGTCTTGTAGTCCGTAATGATAACCTGCCCGCCCGTATCGACAAACACGCTATCAATAGAGCCGGAATAGGCAAAGGCAACATCTCCAGCCTGCGGCGCAGTTCCAACTAAATCCAGCATGAAGTCCACTTCACTGGCCGGCTTACCGTTAATCTGCGCCAGCTTCATTCCCTGCTGGTTCAGCTGCTGCAAGGTATTCTCGACTGCTACTGCACACGATAAGAGCGAACGGTTAGCTCGTTCCCGAGTGCTGGCGTCCAAGAATAACTGGTGAGGATAGCTACGCAACAAAGCCTTTAATCCTTGCCGGTAACTGTCCGGTTCCAGAGAGTGTTCCGTTGCAGTTTGCAGGGCTTGGTGCACTGCAGTCCCAACGCCAGTGGCAAGTGATTCCGTGTGGTGCGGGTTAGCATAGTTCAGAATAAACTTGCGCGGGCACGTCAGGACGGACTGGATAGTCGAACTGGAAAGTATAATCTTGTTTGTCATGCTACCCTCCTATCCCAGCCATCGGGTCGAATACGAATATATCGTCATCGCCCAGCTTATCCAGCTCAATGGCCTGCTGCAACGGACTCATATCCGCACTGGCTTTCTGCCGTTTGCCGCTCTGCTTCTTCCCGTTCAGGACATCGTGCAGGTAACGGTTCTTCTGGTTTTCCAAAGCTATAGCCGCACGATCAATGCACTCATCGATGAACACGTCCGGCGGATATGGCAGATCGAGTATGACGGACAGGATTTCGTTCAGGCTGTTAGCACTCTGTTCCACGTCCAGCCAGTCCTGCTCTTGTGCCATACTGCGTAGTTCCTCCGCTAGGTTCTTGGCAAACTGCGGTGGTTCCTGTGGCGGTTCTTGTGGTGTTGGCGTAGCATTGGAAGGAGTGAATACGGGCTTGGCGTCCATCTTTGGTTCTTCCGTAGGTGCTACCGCTATCTCTGATTCCGATACAGTTGCCGTAGGTTGCCCTGTTACCACCGCTGTCCCCTGTACGACTTTACTTGGATTGGGATTGGGATTGGGAGTGGGAGTGGGATTGGTATTGGTAGCGGTAGCCTTAGCTTGTGCTAGCTTCTTAGCCGCTAGTATTTCTTGTAGTGTAGGCATTAGTAGCCTCCTTAGTTATTGGTGGTTGGCTATTGCTATTCCGCTGGAACGATATCGTAGTCATCATCAGCCGGCTGATACAGTGCCTGTGCGTCCATGACCGGAGCCAGCAAGGTAATGAAGTTATCGATATCGTTGACCCTCTTAGCGTACCCGTCAGAGTCTTCTTCGATCATGATAACTGCGAAGTACTGGCGGTCGTCAGGGGCATACTGCAAGCTTTCCGCGCCTATAAAGTAGGCAGGCTCACCGTCCACCATGCAGAGTGTAACGCCTAACAGGAACGCTTCACGCGGCAATAGTTGCGGATAGCAGGTGGGAATACCGAACTGGAAACTGGTCGTTACGTTATACGTTCCCTTAACCGTCTTCTTGTCGTTCTCGTAAGCGGTGACTACCAGACTGTTAGTCTTCCTGTCCACGCTAAAGCCGTAATAGTCGGCTCCGAACAGGTCGTTAATCCTCTGGCGTTCCTCGAACGAGGTATACATAATAGGTAATTTCATTGTCATAACTCCTCTAAAAGTTCATCAGTTAATACTACCTCTTTACCGCCCCGCTTATACGGTTTGGTAGCGAGGTTGGGATTGTTAGTCGGCGACTGAACACCGAAGTCCTCAGTCACTACGAATAGGTTTGTATTGAGATTGTCAGGCGGCTTGGGCAATTCACCTGTCCACTTCCGCCCTTCACCTTTTGGCGTGCGCGTGAACTTAACCAACCAGAACGGTAGCTCTAGCAGGGACAGAATTGGTGCCACCGTAACGAGTGAATACGGGCTTTGTTCTGTACTATCGTTACCACTACAATTACCGCTATCGTTACCGCTATCGTTACAAGTAGGGCTAGCTACAAATTTGTGATACATTTTATCGCGGGTAGCGTTATATAAATCCTGCCTAGCCTCGCCGGTAGCATCAGCCAGTAGTCTAGTTTTCTGAACGTGCATAGCGTTAATGAACGACTGCGGGTTAGCCGCTAGGTTAAACGGTATGGCGTACAGAGTGGATTTGTACAGCGGCTGTTTTAGCATAGACATCAGGTAGGCTTTTACCAGCGTAGTCCGGAACTGCATAGCTAGGAATAACGGACGTTCAGCGGCGGAGCAATAGTCTAAGATAGCCGTCTGGTTTACGAAGTCTGCTTTATCGTTAGCACTACCGACTAGGACTAGGGTTCGCAAGCGGGCTTTGTTAGCCCGTACCTGTTCATAGAATTGTTCTCTAGTTATCATCTGCTTTGCTCCGCTGTTATGATTAGTGGAATGAGTGGGAAGATTAGCAAGGCTATTACTAGCCCTGCTAACCTCTTACTGATAGCTGTTACATTTCTGGAAGCCATTTAGGAAGCTCCTTTGTTGCATTTACTTTAGTGTAGTTATAGTAACTACGGATTTTCTCAGCGGTAGTTCTACCTAATATGCGGGGAGAATCGATACACTGCTGGATACTGGTGTTAAGGGACTCGTTAGCCGCTCTGGTCTGGATAGCGTTACCGTCATCGTCTACCTTGTTAGTCTTGCGCTTGGTAATGGTAGTGCTAGTGAATATCATGCAGCTTTCCTTAGCCCTCGTCACTGCCGTGTATAACCATTCACGGGAATGGTGGATAGCTTGGGATTTGTGAACAATGATAAATGCTTTACGGCATTCGCTACCCTGCATTTTATGGCAGGTACAGGCAAACGCTATCTGCAAGTTGTTGATATGCTTAGCCTTGCTTAGTGCCACTTCCGTGCCATCGTTAAACAGGACGGTAACGATATGGCTAGCCTGCCGTCCTGCATCATCATCGTCTAAATCTTCCTTGCTACCTATGCCCTCAGCTTCATGCTGTTTGTAGTCCGTGAAGTCTTCCAAGTCGCTAATGTCCTCTAACTTTAACTCGCTACCGAAGATGCTAGCTTCCAGCTCCAGTTCGGGGTCAGCTTCAGGATTGGGAACGATAGACTTTACTACGCCCTGCAACCCATTAAAGATACCCAGCCCGTAATCGTTCTCAGTATACATAACCTTAGTGCCTACCGATAACACCCTGAAACGGCGGGCAAAGAATACTTTGTGCATCTCATTCTTGGTAAGATGCGGTAACAGGGCTATGTTCAGTTCCTCTTGCCCTAACGCCCCGCTATTACCTGCCGTTATAATCTGGTCTTGCATCGGGTCGTACTTGCCAGCCTTGTACAAACTGATGAGCTTTTCTATTATCTGGTAGCTGGCATCGTACGGGTCATTGCGTACCTGCCTGATAACCATTCCGCTAGTGGTAGCAATAGGCTGTCCGTGTAAGATAAGCTGGCTAGCGGCAAGGACTGGGTTGTTCAGTGCTTGGCGGTGTACCTTTTCCAGCGTAGCATATGGAAACTTCATCAGGGCGTGGATAAGAATAGGCTGTCCTGCTACAGGCGGTAACTGGTTAATGTCACCGATAAAGATAACTTGGCAGTCGTCCGGCAAAGCGTCCCGTAACTGATTCCATAAATGCACATCGCACATTGTCGACTCGTCTATGAATATCCGCTTACACGGTAGCTTGTTAACGCTAGTGTAGGTAGGGACGTAGCGCATCTTGGTTTTGTCGCTATCGTCTTGGTAGTTCTCAGGGTAGACTGCAAGGCAAGTGTGGATAGTCATGCAGGACTTGGCGTACTCGTGCGGCAGGACTAACCGCATCTGCGCTACGGCTTTACCTGTCAGGCTAACGAAGAATGTATCCAAGCACGTGCCAACTCTAGCGTGTTCTACGTGAACTATGCTAGGGAACTTGCGGATTAAGGCACGGACAATAGTAGTCTTACCTGTACCGGCCGCCCCTGTTAGTGCTACCTGTTTATGGGACTGCACTATTTGCAGGGCTTCCTCTTGGCTAGGGTCTAACTGGATTGCATCGAGGTCTTTAGTTTGTAGGATACCCGTAACGTTAGCATCTTCTTCCAGCGTACCGCTAGCGGCAGTCTTCCTTGCTATCTTATCCTCTTTCTGTGTGGAAGTAGCAACGTTCGTAAAGCCATAGGAACTAACGATAGTTTTGTCTAACTTGCGCTGTTCCTTTTCCCGCTGTTTCTGTAAGGCAACTTTCTTAGCTTCGATAATCTCTTGTAATGTAGGCATTCTAATTATACTCCATATCTGTACTAGGGTTAGTGGCAAATAAAAGGGCAAGCTATTTCTAGCCTGCCCTAATATGTCATATGTAACTAGGGTAGGGAAGTCTTAGCAAATGGTAGCTGGATTAGATAAGGTCGTCCAGATTATCCAGAATGATTTCTTCCTTAGTGCCAGCCGTACGGTTATTCCACCATTTATCCAGTACGGCGGTAGATTTTTCTTTGAACTGGAAGTACGTACGAAGCATTTCGTAGTACTTCTTTAACAAGATATCCACCTTATCGGCGGCGGACTTGGAGAAGAACTGTAAGCTGCTAGCGCGGGACTTAATGCATTCGGACAGCTTGGACTGGCTATCAAAGAATACCGGCTTTTTATGTTCACGGGCAGCGGCATTGTTAGCACGCAGCCATTCTTTGATAAGTTCATTCGTTTCCTTAACGGTGATTTCCGCAGTGGTACGGGTAGCCGTAAGGTTATCCAAGAATGATTCGAAGTCGGACGGGAATACATCGGCTTTTGCTAACCGCAATGATTCTTTTTCCAAGATGGTATCGATTAACTCTACCGTCTTTTGCGCCATTTTCATACGGGCGGTAGTTTCTTCTTCCGTTTCATCTTCTTTCGGAGTGAATACAGATAAGTCGAACTTGGCTACTGGAATGTAGCCGATAGCTACCACCGTCTTACCTTGCAACTGGACACGTACTTTAGTCGGCAGTTCCGTCTGGACTTCCTGTACCGTGATATCATCGGGACATTCATATTCTTTTTCCGTGATACGATTCAGTGCTTCTTCTTCCGTAGCGAACAACAGGCTACGAACAGCTACTTTCTTTTCCTTAACTTCTTCAGTCATAATAATAAACTCCTTAGTTAGTGTTAATGGTTGGTATTTGTAGAACTAACTGAACGGGCTACCTAGTCCGTTCAGCTGATACTATAACTTATAGCATACAGGTAGTAAATTGTCAAGAACTATTTTCTATCACACTGCTAGTTGGTTTTCTTGACGGTGGATAGCAGGCTGGCTAGTGCTAACAGAGCATTGCTAGCGTTTTCTGCCTTGCGCTGATTGTACTGCACCGTAGGCTTAGGCTGGGAAGATAGCAAGTGTTCAGTAGCATACGGGAACGGGTCGATAAGGTCTAGTGCCGTGATAACTCTAGTGCGGCGGGTTACCTCTTTCCGTATCTTAGCACGTGGACTGTCCTTGTAATCGCCTGTCCAGCTATTGTTCCAGTAGCGGTACAGGAATTCGGCTACTTCATTGTTAGCTTTCCAGTCTATCTGGTAGCTGCTAAGGATACGGATAACGTCCCGTGTCTCTACTTTCCTAGCTTCCGTCCTAGTTTTCTCTATCAGCATCTCTATATCAGATACCTTTAGGCTGGTAGGGTCTGATAGTGAGATAGTGCAAGCGGCTTTGTTATGTATAAACGGCACAGCTTGCAGGGTACTGATAAGGTTATCTACCAGCTCATCTGTTATCAAGTCCGCTTCATAGTAGCTGATAATGTCCTGTGAGATGGTAGCTCTAGCCTCTAAGGTAGTGTAGGTTTCGAGTGGATAGGTGGCTACTGGTAGCGTGATGAATTTGTGCAGTAGCCAGCACAGGAATATAGACGGGCAGGTTTCCGCTAGACGGAAGTATCCGTCTTTTAGGAACCGTGTAGCAGGGTGTGTATAGCCAGTTGCTAGCAGGTGTTCCAAGTTCTTGCCGCTGGGGTCTAGGGACTGGTAGTAGGCAATAGTGTTATCGTCTAACTCAAAGAGCGGCAGAGCTGTCAAGTAACAGTAAACTGTTAGTGGCTCTTTATCATATATGGTACTACTCATATTGTGGTACTCCTTGCTAGCGGTTAGCCTAATTCAGAGATAGCCCTGTTAATCTCCTGTATCAGCCCTTTAGCACGCATAGCTTTCTTTACCCTGTTCAGTTCCGCCATACTGGGGTTAGTAGTGCGTAACGGGTTCCAAGAATAGTCAAGCTGGTAGCAGTAACGGTAGAGGGCTGTGGTAGTATCAATGATTTTAATCGAACGGGACAGTGTGTCCACGATAGCAGTGATACCGTTCCACTTCCAGATATTCGGGCTATTGTGGACTACATCGTCACTACACCATCTCTTTTTCCTGCTAGCTGTATTGGTACGGTATCTGTCCTTAACAGTCTGGCGGTAGGCTTTGAACTCCTGCCAGAACAGCGGGAGTAAGCCGTTATTGCGGATAGCTTGGTAACAATTCCGTACCTTTTGGGCTTCTTCTGGAGCTAATCCTAGTAACCGCCCCGATTGGCAGTTATCGTAGAACTGGCTAGGATCGGTATCGGGGAAGTGCGACCAGATAATCCGTAACAGTTTATCCTTATCCTTATCAGGGTTTGCGATAGCGTTAGCGGTGGTAGTGTTTTCGAAGTTAGTCATATTTATTCTCCTTTGACTAGTTATATAAAGTTAGCCCATAACAGATAGATTGATACGGCTAGCAGGGCTAAGTTCACTATACCGTAAATTGGGTGGGTATCGGGCATGGTTAGCTTGACAGTTATCTTAGCTTTAGCCTTAGCACTTGAGGCGGTAGCTGGGACGGTAGCTTGCGACATTCGAGAGGCTCTAGCCGTACTGCTACACTCCCTGCTACACTCGACTGCACTGTGGACTACCCGATACCTACCTTAACCTCTGTGATATGCACGGCTAGCAGGAAGCCTAACATAGCACAGAGGTAATCCACTAATGGGATATAGTTAGAAGTGAAACAGGCTGTGTAGCCCATAGGCAGGAATCCTATGAGCATAACTGCGAATGCTATGAGATAGCGTTGCTTAGTAGTCATAGCTAGCCTCCGTGTTACAGTTCGTGTTTGATAGCCCAGTGGGCATTACGGTAGCCTTAGCAGCTTTCTTTCTGCCACTAGCACGCTGGATTACCTTGTCTATCCCGTCAGTGAACTGGGCTAG